ATGGACGATGAACTGAAGGCCCGCTTTCGGCAGTTTGCCGAACGCTGGCGGGACGATGAAACGGTGGACGATGGCGGCCTCACCGGCCGCGACCTGAAGGTCATCGCGGCCCGGTTGGAGAGGCTCGTGGCGATCCGCTACGCCAGCCTTGATGAACTGGCCGCCATGACGAAATGACGTGGCGCGGTATCGAGACGGATTGAAGGTCGCCACCTGTCTGTTCGAGGCGGCAGCCTGGCACCGCACGGTGAAGGTTCTCTGCCGGTGCGGTCACTTCGGCCTGTTCCACCCGCATGGCATCTGGTGGCATTTCCACCGCCATGGCTGGGACGATAATTTCGGAGCCGCGCGCCAAAAGTTCTGGTGCCGGGAATGCGCCCGCCGACTTGGCAAGCGCATTCGGCCGAAGGCGATCGACCTGGTCGATGCGCCCCCGAAAATCACGCTAACGCTCCCCGACGAGCGGGAATGGAAGCGGATCGTCAATCGGTTTCGAGGCTGACCGGCATCGATCAGCCGCCTGCGTCAGGGAGGGTCGATGATGTCGGCACGCGCGGGCGATGGAGGAGCGTGCCCGTCATTATGCCGCAGGATTTCGGCCCGACTCTCCACATAGGCATTGACCACGCCCGCATGATGCAGGCGGCACTCTTCATAGAGGCGGGCGTCCACCTGACTCACCCGCACCAGCGTCGCCACGAGCGGATCCCAGATCTGTGACAGCGGCGGGCAAGGCGCACTCAATTCCGCCGTCAGTTCGGCGGGAACAGGCGCTGCCGGCGCGGGCGGCATTGAGCTCGCGGAGCACGCCGTCAGACAGGCGAGCATCAGGACGGGCGAGAAGCGGATCATGCGCGATCTCCTTTTCAAGGGCAGGCTGGATGATGATGCGGTGATAGGTCCGCACGGCCGAGATCTTGTCGGCCAAGGTTCGGTCATTTGAGGTGACGACGGCCGCCAGGCGGCCCTCGCTCCGGCGCAGCAGGATGTTGAACGTCGCGGCCGCCTCGGCACGGGCGAGGCGCTCATCCGCCTGCGCCCGCTCATAGCCGCGATGGTCGAGATACCAGATGATGCCCGCGATCGCCGCGACAGCGAGCAGATGCGGCCATATCCGCGAGAAGATCGCCCCCATCATTCACCCCCATAATTCTTGTCGGGAATCAGCGCGGCGAGCGTGCCGACGGCGAGACTGAGCCAACTCCAAGGGGCCGGGAGCACCGAAGCCGCGCCGATCGCGGTCCCGATGCCGACGAAGGTCGATCGCTCCTGCAGGCGCGATCGCAGCCAGCGCAGCGCGCTCACGCCTCATTCCTTGAAACGGGCACGCCGGCAGCCGTCAGCTTCACGGGGCCGCCGATGACCGGCACCAGCGTCGGCCAACGCCGCGCGACGCAGCGGCTCTTCTCCAGCCGCATGACGCTCACGCGGTCGCCCTGGTTGCCGCCCAGCACATGATAGTGCGTTGGATCCTCGCCGACGTAGAAAGCGACATGCCCGCCGCCCGCCCGATCGAAGACGAGGATCGCCCCAGGCGCGAGCCGATCGGCCGCGATCGCGCTGCCCCAAGTCGCCCATGCCTTCGCCCGCACGCCCACCTTCATGGCCGTCAGGTTGACGCCGGCGACGCGTAGGCAGTGCGCGACGAACAGCCCGCACCAGGGCGTGCTGTCGGCATTATAGAGGATGCCCAGCACCTTGATGCCGAGCAGCTTGGCCCAGCCGAGGATGGTGCCATTGTTGGCAGCGCCAGCAGCTTCACGCGTGCCGAGCAGTTGCCGCGCGGCGAGCAGCCACGCGGGGTCGGTCGAATTCATCTCATTCCCCCATGAAAAAGGGCGCCCGAAGCGCCCGTGAAAGATCGAATTTTGTGGCGGCCTCAGACCCGCTCGGGCTCCGGTGCCGGGCGGTCGATCATCGCGGTGAGCGAGGCGAGATCCTCGGGCATGGCCGGATCGAGCGGGAATGCGCGATCGAGCATCATCTGGGCCCGGGCGAGGTTCGGATTGTCCGGCTCCAGCCGCCGCAGCGGCTCCGCCACCAATTCGAAGGCACGGCGAAGGACACGATTTTCCACCGTCAACCGGCGCAGCTGCGTCTCAATCCGCTGCTGATAATCGCGATCGCGCTTGTCCTGCTGCTCTTCCCGGGCCTGTAGCTCTTCATGCCATGCCTGCAACTTGGCCGCCCGAGTTCTTGCCCGAGCGTCCCTCCAATTCAGCGCCCAGGCAGCCCCCTTGCCCAGCGCCGCCAGGACGGCGATTGCACCAGCCACCATACCGCCAACCTCACCGGCCGACGCCCCCGTTTCAACTGCCATGTTCCTGGATTACCCCGCTGCTATGAGCGCCACGATGACGGTCGCGACAACCGGCCCGATCCAGTCGAGCCACTGGTCCAGCTTCGGCCAGACGCGAGGATCGAGCCGGCCCCACCAGGGCATGTTGGCGCGAAGCCCCGCCCCGAACCGCTCGATCCAGCGATACTCAGCCTGGGCGACTTCCCGGCCGATGAAATAGGCGGAACCCAGCGCCGCGCCCGCCCACCAGTTGCCGGTGAGCACGCCGATGATGCTTTGAGCGATGAGCGCCATGACAATGTGCTGAAGGTAGATCATGCGGCCTCCAACGCATCGAGGCGGGCGGTCAGGTCTGCGATGAGCGCATCCTTGCGATCGAGCTCGCGCCGCTGCCACGCCGCTTCCATCGCCTGACATTCGTCGTAGCGGAGGCCCCAGCGGTCGCGTGCTTCGAGCGTTACCCGGGTCTCTCCGGTATCGACGATACCCATGACCGGGCGCTCTTCCGTCACATCCCGGAATACCGGCGCGCCAGTTGCATCGAACAACCCCGTATCGACGCGACCGACGATCACCGTCTCAACGTCGATCTGCCTCTCCTCCATGATCGGCTCGCGCTGCTCTTCCCATTGATCATAGCAGAGCAGGCCGATCGCCTGCGCATCCAATCCGCGATCAGCGAAGGCTTCGCGAACATACTGAGCTACCAAACCGACGTGCCAACGGGCATCACCGCCTTTTTCTACAACGGAATCCTTGAACTTGTAGCGGACCCACTCAAGAGCGCCCCACGCATCCAACCATTCGTTCGGTATTTGCGTGATATCCTGCTTCGCTCGCTGGTCGGAAGTGTTAATGGATCCCGTTCCAGCATAGAGAACGGACCAACGGGCGGCCGCTATCCCCAGCGTCCGGTTATTGTCGGAGCCGGGAAAGAAGTTTCCTGCGGTGTCTAGGACGAGGCGGTTGAGGCCTGCTGTCTCGTCATAAATGTTGAGATTAGAGCCATTGCTCGGGCCGATCATATAGCTCCGCGAGGCGTTGGCGATCTTGACCCACGTATCGGAACTATAAACAACAAGGTTCCGATCTGGATTATTTGCCCCGATCCCTACCCGTCCGCTGCCATCGATCCTCATCCGCTCGGACCCGTTGACGCTGAAGGTCATCGGGATGTTGAGATAATTCCAAATTCCCACCTGAGTGGCATCATACCCAAGTCGCGCTACATCGGCCCCGTTATTATGTTGGATGTGAATGCCGCTGCCCGTTGCACCTGACTTGATGGTCAAGAATTTGTAACCGGCCGCATTGATTGGCGAATTTGTCCCGAAGCCAACATTGCCATTGCCGTCGATGCGAATAGCTTCGGAGCCGCCGACAACAAAGGCGAGAGAGTTAGCGCCGGGCCTGTACAGTCCTGTGTCCTCATCATTGGCGAAGCGCACGCCGGGCGTCCCAACGGTGCCATCAGCGAACTTACCTTGCCCCACCCCATCGCGGACAGTGGCGAAGGACAGCACCAGATCCGCCGCCTGTAATGCAAGATCGCGAAGATAACCCTGCACCGGCATAATCCGGTAAGCCTGCCCCGAAGCCGTCGCCCCGCGATAGCCGGTCGCCAGCGTGATCGACGTTGCCGAATTGACCGATGCAATCTCATACGGCAGCCCATCGGGACCGATAAGGGACTGCCCCGCATCGACATTGCCGACCCAGGCGGTGCCGCTGCCGGTCACGGCGGTGCTGTTGTTGGTGACGGCAACCGTCCCCGCATTATACCAAGGCAAGTGGCGTCTCCTTATAGTGCGCAAGCGCCCGCGCGGCCGAGCGCGTCAGCGAGGTTGAAAATCGAAGTTGATTGAAGGCGGAGCGGCTAGCCCGTCACCATTCAGGGACGTGGGTCATGTCCGCGATGATGACCGCATAAGAGCGATCGATCGAATCCGAGTTATCGTAGGCCATGTCGGGAAACGCGTAATCGCTGTCGTCCATGTAAGACATGTCGATGGAGGTCAGCACGTCGCCAGTGAGCTTGAGCCCCAGAATCTCGCGCCGGATCCTGTAAAATCGCAGGTTGGAGCCGATGCCGTCATACGCCCGATCATCATTGAGCCTGGTTCGACCAGCCCATTTGAAGGAACAGAACGCCCATTTGCGTCCGGCGGGGAGCGTGAGGTTGATTGGAGTGGTCACATAGTTGGTGCCGGTCAGCACCTGATGAACCCGCAGATAGCGATAGTTCGAATAATAACAGACAGCGCCATCTGACGCCCGGCGAATGATCGCTCCCCATTTGTTGATCGGGGTAGGCGGCGGCAGCGGCGTATCGAAAACAGCGAGCTTCGACGAACTTCCTCTAGCCTTGTTCGTGACGAGGAAGCCGGTGTCACTCCGCCCCGTGTAAGCATCGGCGGCGAAAAACACCAACGGCGTCTCGGGCGAAGTCGGCGAAGTGGCGTCCATGTAACTGTAGCCGTTCTTCGGATATTCCGTGAACGTCTGGTAGTTACTTTTGTCGGGAGACGTTGTTGTGGCGCTGGCGACCGTCCTGAGCATCAGGTTGCGATAGAACTGGTCGATCTGAACCGCGCCGGAGGTGCCGACGATGCGGAGGCCGTGCGTCATCAATACACCCCGTAAAGAAGACGAACGGTGGTGACGTTCGATGCTGGCGAGACATTGCGATCGACGGACCAGCTCAGTGTCTGGCCCGATACACTGATACCGACGCTGAGCACCGGAATCCGGGGGATGCTCGAATAGACATAGCTGATCGCCCACCAGGCCGTGCCGGTGAGGAAGATCGCGTCATTGAACGATCCGGTCCACACGCCGCCCGACACGGTGGAGTTCGCGGCGGTGATGTCGAAGAAGCCGGCGACCCGCCCATACCGCGCGCCCTCCTCTACGAGGAGAGCGCCCGTTTCATCCCGGAAGCGGGCACCCCAGACCATCAGCTGAGCCAGCCCAATTCGACCACCCGCACGGATCCGCTTTGGATGTATTGCGTGGTGCGGCCGCTGCCATCGATATCGATATAGAAGCCATCCGTCGTGCCCGAGGGCGGCAGCACGCGGAAGCGGTCCGACCGGATCGTGAAGCTACCAACCGTGCCATTATTGTTGATCTCGTACCCCGTGATCCGCCCGTTCACATCGACGGTAAGCGCCGCGCGCCCGAATAGGGTGGTGACGTTCCCCTGGACCGTGCCGATCGCACTGGCCTGGTTGGAGATCGACACTGTGTGTCCGTTCACTGTGGCTGTGACGGAATTGATCTGGTTCGACAGCGCCGTGTCACCGTCCGCGCGGGCGGAGGCTTCAGTCGTTATGGCGGAGGTGTTGCCGCTGACGGTCGCGGTGAGGCTGACGATCTGGTTGGACAGAGCCGTGTCGGCCGTGGCCCGCACCGTCGCCTCATTGCTGATACCAGCTTCCGCCGCACCCATGCGGACGCCGATCGCGTCCACGGAGCGGGCAATCACTTCCTCGGCATTGGCGCGGATCGTCCGCTCGGCAGTGAAGGATGCGGCTTGCTGGCTGGTCTTAATCGTGGCGGCGAGCAACGCGCCGGCAGCGGTTTCATCCTCGGTCGAAAGCACGCCGACCTTGTCCCGCAGCGTCGCCAGCGCGCTGTTCTGGACCTGCAATTCACTGCCGATCAGAGCAACGTCGCCCGCCTGTTCAGCTACGGCCGCCTCGATCGTGTCGATCGCCGATCCCTGCGCCGCGATGTTGGCGACCGCAGTGTCGATGTCAGCCTGCGCCGCGCCGATCGCCACCTGGGCGGCCGCCGTGTCGGCTGCCAGCTGCGTCATCTGCGCGTCGATATCGCTCAGCTGACCTTCAATGATCGTGATCTTGCCAAGGCCGGTTACGACATTGACGAACACCGTCATGTTGCCGATCGCCGTGCCGACCCGATAGGCAATCCGGACATCGTAGGCCGTTTCGCTTTCCAGCGGCGCGATGACATGGGCGACGGGCTCGACAGCGGAAAGGATGGCCGAACTGGTCCACGCCTCATCCGCTGACTTGCGATAGTCGATGACGATCGCGTCGGCCGACGGCATCTCGCTTGCGCCCTCGACCAGCAACGCCGGGAACCCTTCGCCCGAAATCACCCCCGCCACGCTCCAGTTCGCCTCCAGCGGCGCAGCGGGCTTCAGGTCGGGCGCTTCCATGCGGAACGGCGCTGGCGGCGTCGTGCTCTGGCCCAGCGCATAGGCATGTTTGGAATAGGTTTCCGTCTCGCCAGCGAACGACACCTTGCCGGTCGCAGGATCCGGTGCGCGCCGGGTGATGAGCACCGGCTGATTGACCAGCCCCTCTTCCGGCACGTTGAGATAGACGACGTCGCCCGTCTTCAACCCGATCCATTCCGGCCCAGTCGTCCAGGTAAACGGCCCCGCCTCACGGCTGTTGACGACCGCATAGGCGGCCAGCTGCCCGGGCTGGCTGGCCGTCTCGCCGCTGAACACCTGGACCAGGGGGAAATCGACTTCCTTCGTCCGCTGTCCGCCATCGGCCGTGACATAGTCGGCCACCGTGATGGCGGTACCGGAGATGACCGCCCAGTCGCTGTCCTCATCGACATAGCGTGGAATGACGCTGTTGAAGCGATCGCGGCGGCTCTTCGTCGCTGCGATCGACAGGCCATCCAGCAGATGACGGCTCTCGATCGTCGCGACGGCCGTGCGCGGCGTCGAGGTAAGGCAGCCGATCATCGCGCCGGTCTGGGTCGGTACCGCCCCGCCAGCCTGCAGGATCCGCTTCAGCGTGTCCCACTTGCTGTCGGTCGTCCATTCGACGCCGCCGACCTTCCACCCGTTCGCATCGCAGACATTGGCGCACTCGACGAAATCGGCGACGCGAATGGTCGAAACAGGCGCGCCGATACCGCACACCCGCTTGCCATTTTGCCAACGGCCGAGCGCCCAGGTGAGCGCATGCAGGCCGGGATTATCCGACCATTCATAGGTCGCTTCGTTCAGAGCACGGTGCGAACCGGAGCCGCCCGGATAGGTGCTGTCCTTGCGCGGGTCATAGACCTTCACCCATTTGCCGATCCAGGCGGGCTCCGGTGCGCCCGCGCCATAGAGGTCGCCGTCCGTATCGAACCGAAGCGCCCACTGCGCATGCGCGATGCCGCTCAGCTTGTGGTTCGCCGTCCAATCCGGATAGGGCTTGCCGCCGAACTGCATGGCCAGCGCGGATCCGCTGGACGGACCCAGCGAGAGGTTCTGCGCCATATACCGATAGAAGCGGCCATTCGCATCGCCGTTCGAGGCGAACGTCACTACCTCATTGTCGGCGGTGAACTGCTCGATGCTGTGGATGGGCCCGGCGATGCTGAGCATCGCGACAAAGGCGAGAATATCGTGCTTCGACTGTTGCTTGAACCCGTCATAGGTGCGGGCATAGACGCGCAGCCCCGACATGCGGGCGCGGCCGATCGCGTAGGGCAAGCCGCTCTGCGGATTCGTGGTGAAAGTGGTGGCCGATCCTTCCACGCCCATTTTGGGGGCCATGAACGCGGCCGCCATCGACAGCACCCCGGTGGCGAGGCTCGCATAGGTGCCGATCGACATGGCGGTCGCGGCGGTCGCGGACCCGGCCGCCGCTGCAGCAGCACCGCCGGCGGCGATGCCGACGCCCGTTGCGACCAGGGCGACGGCCGCGACGACCATGCCTGCAGTCCGCAGCACCTTCATTACAGCACACTCCAGGCGCGGAGGATTCGGTCCGGGGCGAACGTCACCAGCCCGGGATGATCCTCATGAAAACAGAACAGATTGCCGTTGCCGGCGTAGATGCCGATCGCACCCAGCGGCGCTTCGGCCTCCAGTTCGGCGATATCGCCCAGCAGCATGCGAGCATGGGGAATGGACGTGAGGCCGATCCCATCCGCCATTTCGGCCAGCGTCGCATAGCCGAGCCGACGCAGCGCGCGGGTTGCGCCGAGCGGCGAACTGTAGCTGCCTGCCTTGCTGATCAGGATCTTGTGCCCCAGCTTCTTCAGGTGGAACGCGGCGACCTTCGCGCAATCGACCTTGCCCCACTCGAAGGGGCGATCGCGATAGCGCGCCATGGTCGCCTCGATCGCGGCGTGCCGACGTTCAAGCGGCGTCATATGGCGACCCTCGCGGCGGCGGCGCGCTGCAGCACCCCGGCCAGGCCACTCTTCTGCCCGCTGCCCTGTGGCGGCTTCGCGCCCCAATAGAGGTTCACGTCAGTCCCCGTCATATGTTCAAGGCCGAGTTCGCCGGGCCAGATGGACTGGTGCCACCCGTTGGAAGCGCGCTGCCCTTCCTCGACCTCGAACAGCCGCTCGAACACGCTGACCACCGTGAAGCTCACGCTACGCTCGCCCTGGGCATCGATATCGACGGTCGGCACATCGATCTCGCCCAGGAACACCACCTCCGGCGTGCCGATGACCGCGCCCGTGGTCATGTTCACCGCGCCGACGAGCAGCTGCACGGAACAGCCCTGCATGTCGGGACTGGCGAGGGTGGCTGCCGCGCTTACATTCGGCGGAAACAGCTTGATGGTGATTTCCGGGGCCTGGTCGCCGATCTCTTCGCTGAGCTCGGATAGTTCGGCAATCGTCCCGAACACATCGTCGCAGCCGACATAGGTTTCGCCGCCGATCTGCAGGGTGCCCGATCCATCGAGCAGCCGGATGGTGTAAGCGGGCAGCGCTATCCTGAGCGCGCCGAAAAGAAGCACGCTGGGCTGCGCCAGCGCACTCTTGAGAGTAGGATCCACGGGAGCCCCCGAAACAGAAAGGGCCGCCGATCGGCAGCCCAGCAGGATGGAACTGGCGCGCGCCTTGAGCGCTACGCGGCTTCGACGATGGTGAAGTCGGGAATCTGAATCATGGGCGTCTGCAGAACGTCCCACCCGAAGGCGCTATCGATCCAGCCTTCGATCATTGGCGTGGCGATCTCCACGACGTCTCCGGTGGAGAGCGCCGTCCGCAGGAGCGGAAAGATCGACGCGCTGATCGCGCCGCCAACGCCGACCGTCACGGTTTCCCTGATCGCATAGACGTATCGACGGCCACCATGGATGATCGACACGAACTGGCCCGCGCGCAGCTGGTAGCCCGGCGTCATGCCCGACAGGGGAAGGACAGAACCGCTTGCCACATTCGCCGAGACGACGGGCGTGCCGGGCGATCCGGTGTCGATGTCCTGCACGATTGGCATGACGGCACCGGCTTCCACGGCCTGCGCGAGCGTGTTCGCCCACACACGGCCATCCGGATCAGCCATCAGCGGCGGCATGGACACCAGCATGGACCAGCGAGTGCCGAGCCGATTGATGCGCTGCGTCGGCCCGCCGAGGAACGGCGTGAGGATGGTGCCGAACGACATGAGGTTCATCTTCGCCGCGCGCGGGCCCGGTGATGTCGGCAACAATATGGACGCCATCAGCCCCTCCCTGGGATGCGGCGGCGGCCCGCTCGCACCGCATCGCTCCTGCTCTGGCCGACCGATGCGGCGACCACAGCTGGTGCGGATTTTTCAACGATGGAAACTGCGGCGTTGCCCGAAATCTGGTGGACGGCCGCCTGCCACATTTCCGTGCTCGCCACTTCGATCCGAACAGCCCCGCCGCCCGATGCCGCCTGCAGTGTGCCAGCGGAGATCCGCGGCGCCCTGAAGCTGCCGTTGCGGATCGCCTCCAGCTGGCCGCGACCGATCCGCTTGACCGCTTCGGCGTCGAAGACGAACTCCTGCCCGTGTACCAGGCCAGCGACCTGGTTGACGGGCATGTTGCCAGTATAGCCGCCAGAGGCGAATCCCGGAGGCAGGCTGGGCAGGGAATATTGCGGGACAGAAGTTGGCATGCTGGCGGCTGCACCGCCCCCGCCGAACAGCCCGCCCAATGCCCTGGTCAGGTTGGCGACGATCGTCTGCTGGATAGCGATCTTGATCAGGTCGCCGACGATGCTGCGGGCGACATTGGAGAACACCTCGCCGAGATCGCCCGCGTTCATGATTGCATCGACGAGGCCGTTGTTCAGATCGTCGAGCGCACTCACCCCGATATTCTCAAAGGCATCGTCGAGGTTGGCACCCGTCTGGGCGATGCTCCGCTGATACTGCTCCAATGGGCTCGCATAGCGAAGGTTGAGCGACGCCTGCTCGGCGGCCTGCTTCGCATCAAGCTGCACCAGCGCGGCCTGGGCGATCTTCTTTTGCGCGGCCGTTGCGGTCTGGCTCGCCAGCACCGCCTCCTGCTCGGCGCGCTCCTGGCTTTGCTTCAGCATCAGGATCCGCCGCTGTATGGCGAGCTCCTCCTTGCGGCCCATGGCGAGATCCAGCTGCGATTCCAGCACATCCTGCATCGCCCTGTTGGCGGCGGTCTCCAGCTCGAACCGTTCCCGGGCGCGATCGTCAGCCGCCTTGCGTTCGGCATTGATCTTTTCCTGCGCAATCACGGCAGCCTGCGCGGCAACCAGTTCGCTGCGCTGGGCGGAGGAGAGGTTTTCGTCCAGATCGAGCCGGCGCTTATAGCTTTCCAGCTGCGCATCAAGTGCCGCCAGTTCCGCCTTCAGCCGATCGTCGATTTCGCCGCTATAGTCGGCCTGGGCGCGCAGACCCGCGACCGCGAAATTATCCTTGTCGTCCTCATAACGCGCATCTGATCGCGCGGCGCGACGGGCCGCCGCACGCTCAGACCGATCGCTTTTGTTGCGCGTTTCCAACACCTTCAGCGAAGCGTCACGCTCTTGTGTCGCACGATTGAGGGCCGCGTCATATGCCCCACGATTGCCCGTGCGATTGAAGGTGCGCCTGGCGGCATCGGCGGCATCTTCATACCGCTGCTCGACCGCCGCGCGGGGATCATTGCGCGCCGTAACATCGCGTTGGGTCAACTGGCCGTAGCCTGTGACCATTGCCTTGCTGCTGTTTAGGATCGCGCCGTTGAGCTTGTCGATCCGATCCCTGATACCCTCATACTGCGCACGAAGAGCGGCATCCTCCTTGCTCAGGACGGTGGTCGCCATCTCATCGCCACTACGCAGAGCGCCGCGCAACTTCTGGTCGGCCTCCAGTTTGGACCTCGCGAGTTCCAGTTCCGCTACAGCGGCCTTGCGCGCATCGACCGCCTGTTGCCGCCGCGCATTGGATAGATTGATGCTGTCGATGATGCCCTGCCGCGTCGTCTCAGACGCGGCGCGTTCAGCGTTATTGAGCCGGTCAACCGCATCGCGCAGATCGTCCGTGGCATTGCTATGCCCCTTCTTCGCCTTCGAAGCATTGTCATCTGCGAGCGCAAGCGAGCCGAGCACAGTGACCGCGCCGAGCATGACCGCGCCCCAAGGCCCAGCGAGAAAACCGATCAGCCCCGAAGCTTCGCCTTTGATCATGCCGATCGCCTGCACCACCTGGGGAGCCTGCGCCGCGAAGATCTGCATGGGCTTCGCACCCATGCCAAATTGCGTGGCCACGTCGCTGATCTGGAACGACAGCTGCTGATAGCCGGCTTTCTGCTCACCCGCGCTCGCAGCCGCTTTGCGGCCCGCGCCCTGGAACTGTCCGGTGGCGGCGGCCGCAAGATTGGCTTCGATCTGGATCCGCTCCAGCGCACCAGCCTGCTCGGTTAGCTGTCGCGCCTGCAGTTCGGCTTGGGCTGCGGCGGCGCGCGCGGCGCGGACCTGCAGATCCGTCGCGCGCGATAGTTCGTTCTCTCCCAGCGCCGCGCGCTCGGCCGCGTCGGCGATCAGCCGCAGGGCGGACGCCTGCTGCTGAGCCGCCGCAGCTGCTGCCTTCGCATCGCCTACGCCCAGGTCGAGCCCGCCACCTTTCAAGCGAGGTGCCTCGATCGCCTGCGCCGCCATCTTCTGGATGTCCGTGAAATTCTTCCGGAAATCCTCCTTGATGGCTCGCAGCGAGTTGGAAAGGCCCGCGCCTTTCAGCTGCGAAAAGCGCTGCTCCACCTTGTCGAGCTCACGCTCCACCACCTTCTCGAAATCGCCGACGACATTCTCTGCGGCGGCCATGTTCTTGCGCAGCAGTTCCGTCGATGCATCGATCCGAAGCAACAAGTCTTTGACGTCGGTTGCCACGCGTCACCCCACAACAAAAAGGCCGCCACGGGGTCGTCCCGGGCGGCCATCCAATTCATGCCGATCAGTGCTCGGCGGCGAAGGCTAAAACTTCTGGTTCACCTTAGGGAAGCCAGAGAACGGCTTCGGCTCGCAAGTGCCTTTACTAACAAGCATGCCGAGCTCTCCCTTTCTCGGGAAATACCCAACATAATACGATCCATCTTTGCGGTTCACTTGCTCTATGGACTTTTCCAGAAGCGGGTTCCCCTCAGCGTTTTTCTCGATGAAGGTGATATGGTCGTCTGCAGAAGAATGGATGTCTCTGACGTATCCGCAATCTTCTTCGCAGTATTTACCCGCCTTCAGGTCAACTCTGTAGGTCCGCCGATCTTCGCTCTTGTCGATCGACAAGGTCGAGAGGTTCGTCATCTCCTGTGTCCCAACACAGACCAGGTCGAACTGATCCGCCGCGTGGCCAACGGTCGGCACGGCAGCGAGCATGATCGCGATCCACTTCATAACCCCTCCATCAATCTCGAGGGGCTTCACCTATCACGATCTTCCACGCAATTCATAGACTTCCATCCCTCCATGGCAGCCCAGAACTCGTGCGGTGTGCTCGCCCACCATTCATGAGGCCGCCATTGAAGGGCAGCAGCCGCAAGGCCCATCAGCCGACGGCGGGGGCTGACTCCGTCGTCTTCTTCGTCGCCGTCGGCTTCAGTTCCCCCGCTGCGGTGTATCCGCCCGTGGTCGCCATCGCCAGCATGCCGGCGATGGTGGAAAGCGACATGGAGAATCCGCCCTCGGCCTCGATCATCAGTTCGGCGATGCGGGTCGGGTTGGATCCAGCATAGCCCTTGTTTTCGGTGGAGCGGCCCCATGCGCGAACGCACTCGCACGCGATGATGGCCGTGTCGCCCGCGCTGAGCGTCCCGGCAAGAGCGGCCTGGGCGAGTTCCATGAGGCCCTTGCCAGTGGCACGCTCAAAGGCATGAATAGCTTCGTAGCTGGGCCGCAGACCCACCGGCTCGCCGTCCAGGGTGAGCGTGAGCTCACCCCTTTCATTGTTAGCCTCCCGGCTCATGCCAGCGCGTCCGTGGTGGGCGCAGCCGCCAGCGTCAGCTGGAAGTCGCACTTCACGACATCATTCTTGCCCATGTCGGTGTTGAAGTTGCCGACATACATGGAGGCTTCAAACACCACGTCCGCTTCCACGCCTTCGGAGCCACCCTTGCGGATCTGGAAACCCACAGGGGCGCTCCCCGCTGCGGCCGTTTCCAGCTTGGTGAAGCCATTCGCGTCGGGCAGGTTCGGGTAGATCTCGCTGTCGATCGTCAGCGCCTTCAGCCCCGGGGCCTGCGTCCCATAGGGGAAGTCGTCCTTCGTCGAGGTGTCGATCAGGTTCGACGTGCGGTTGATCTTGAGCGAGGTACCGCCCTTGATCTCATTATAGGTGCCGGGCGTGGCGCTCTCGATCCACAGCCGGTAGTCATTGCCCAATTTCTTGGCCATCGTTCACTCCTTCAGGTTAGCCCCTGCGGGGACATGCGATCAGGCGCGAAGCGCCAGGATCTGGAACCGGCTTTCGCCGACATAGCCGTCGCCCTCCGCCGTCAGGACAGCGGTCGCACCCAGCAATGAAAAGGACAGCTGCCAGCCATCGTGCTCGGCCTGGACGCCATCCAGCGCCGCCTCCGCCTTGCCCTTGATCTGCAGCAGCGACTTGCGCTCTTCCGCTTCCGTCACGGTCATCACCGACAACGTGGCGCGGCGATCGGGATCATCCTTCCCGCCGAGCGGTACCGTTTCGATGTCGCCGATAATGACGACGGGCGGCGGCGTGTTCTCCGGCACATGCTGGTAAACCGGCGCGCCGAGGCCCGTGACGGCTGACAATAGATCGAACGCGGCCTTCTCGATCGCGTCTTCAGCACTGGTCATCAGTCACCCCCTGCGACGCGGCGCAGGATCCGGTCCCACACGCCCTTCAGCCGATTGTTGAGCACTGCCCGCGCGTCCGAATAGCGACCCGTGACGAAGCGCTTCGCGCCGATCGCCCGCACCCTCATGGTGTAGCGGCTCGTGCCGCCTCCCGGGCTGCGGCGATTGGCGGTCACGGTCTGCCCCTTGCGGCCAAGGTCTAGGATGCGCGCATAAAAGAGCTTGCGCTTTTCCGCCTTCGTGCCCGTGATGCCGATCGACACCGACAGGGAATTGCGGCGGAGCCGGCGTTTGATCCCAGCCTGCAGCGCACCCGTGCGACGTGGCGCGCGAGCGACCATCTGGCGTTCGATCTCACGGCTGCCATCATCCAGCACGGTGGCGATCTCATCGCGGGCAGCATCGGGCAGAGAGCGGAGCAGGCGGCGGATCGACGCGCCACCCTGGACACGACGCGCCATCAGCCGAGGCCCGCCTGCCATTCGCAATCGAGCTCGAGCCGATCGCGGCGGCCGTAGGGATCGTCGATCCGCCGGATATTCCACGGGCCGCCGATAACCTCATAGGCGTCGCCGACCTTCTTCACTTCCACGATCCGATGCTTCGCCGTTACGTCGGAACGATGCCGGATCACGAACCGGGTGACGCTGACCGCGCGCTGGATGCTGTCGCGCGTGATTTCATCCCCGCGCAGCGGCACCTTCTTCGCCCAGATAACGGCCACCGGCGACCAGGCCGTCGTCCATCCGCCTTGTCCGTTGGAAACGCGGCCTTCGATCTCGATCCGGATGCGGGTGCGAAGATCGCCGGCGCGCAGCGGTTGGAACGCCATTATAGCACCGGCATCCGATAGCCGCTGCACAGCAGGCCGAACGCGCTGGGCATGCCGCCGCTCGCCTCGCCCTCCATGGCAACGTCGCGCATGGCGTAGAGATGGCCAAGCGCCAGCTTCGCGGCCGCGATCAGCGGCCGAGGGCAAGCATCGGCAGGATAGCCCGCATCAAATGTCACAGTGACCGGGCCACCTTCCGGCCAGCTGCTTCCCGGCGCAGGCGTGAGCGCACCGTCAACCGACAGCCGCCAGCTGCCAGCGGGCAGATCGACGGAAACCCCGTCGCTCCCGATGTAGCTGACGGCGGTGATGGTGATCGTCGGCACGGGCCCGACGCCCAGATGCATGCCCCGGCCAAAAGCCGGGAACGTCGCCACGATGCCGCTCACCACGCCGAGGCGGACGCTGCAGAACTTCTCGACCAGCTGCAGGGCAGCGTCGCGAAGCACTTCAATAAGATCATCCTCCTCGGCATCATCCACGCGCAGATGCAGCTTGGCCGCATCCAGGCTCAACAGGGCCTCCCCATAGCCGTCGGGCATGGCCATGGGGGTCAGGGTGAACAACATCGCGGCGCGGGCCCCTTACTTGGCTTCGGCCTTGGCGAAGGCGATCGCCTCCTTGTCCGCGTCGGCCCAGCCTTCCTTGACGGCCCGCTTTGCTTCCGCCGGGAGAAGGCGGGCAACGCTGTCGGCCTTGTGCTCGCCGCGATCGACCAGCACGCGCACCTCGACCTTGCTGGCCTCGATCGCCTCAGCGAGTTCGTGCTCGCCATCAGCCAGCGCCTGCGCGGCCTTCGCCAATTCGGCTTTCAGCGCTTCATTTTCGGGGTCACCAGCAAGCGCCTCACGCGCAGCAGTGACGGCGGCCTGCAGGGCCGCGATATTCGGTTTCGACATGGAAGATCCCTAAACCAGAGAAAGGACGAACGGGCCCGGCGATTAGACCGGGCCCCGCATCATCAGGTCGCGCTGTTGCGGTAGCGCTTCACCGCCCCGCCGACGTCCATGAAGTTGCCCCCCGAGCGGAGGAAGGCGAGGAAACCGACCTGGCCCTTCCGCGCATAGGCGCTGTCCGTGAACCGGAACATCTCGATCGCCATGGTATCGCGGATGACATAGTGGCTGAAATCGCCGAACCCGATGGAATAGGCATTCGCTGCCATATCGGCCACGTGCTGGTTCACCTTGATCGGATAGCCGAGCAGCGTGTCGAGCTTGCCATTGTTCGCCAGATCATAGCCGGGGAGGAAGATCGGACGATTCTGGCTGTCCTTCAGCTTCTTCACCACCTTCACCGAACTGTCGTTCATCATGAAGCGGCAATTGCCACCTTCGCGATAGGCCGGATCAACGCTGTGCTCCAGATCAACCAGGTCGTCGTAAATGACCGTGCCGGTCTGTCCCGTCGTGCCCGTCTTGCCGGTGCCCGCCGCGACCATCACACCAGTCGGTTGGCCGGAACCAGTGCCGATCGTGTAATGCTTGTTGGTGACGCGGCCGAGGCGGGTCACCAAGCGAGCGCGGACGAAGGCTTCGATATCAACGCTGCTATCCTGCAGTAGTTCGATCGGCACGGCGACAGTCTTCGAGCTATACTTATAGACTGGCAGATCCTTGGTGCCGAACGTCAGGTCTGCATCCGCAGCGGTGGCGTTCTGGTCGAGGATCTCGCCCTCTTCCGAGGTGCCGTCGCTGGTCGGCCAGTTCATCCCGTTGCCGGAGCCCGTCTGCAGAACGGTCGCCATGCCGGGCGCGCGCATGCCGCCAAATGCCTTCAATGCATCGAGCACCGTCTGCGCGACATCGGTCTGGACGGTATAGCCGCCTTCGCTGCCGGTGGTCGTCGACATGGTGTTCTGCACGGCGGCGAGGTGCGCCTGCCATTCATCGGCCGACAGGGCATTGTCGCCGCCGCGCAGCCACTTGGCGAACAGGCGGCTCGCCTCGCTGTTCTGGTCGCGGCCGACGCGATTGGCGGCATCGATCACGTTGCTGGTGAGCGCGGTTTCGGCGGCCAGCTGGTTCATGCGCTGGTGTCGTTCGATCTTGGCGTCGATATCCTCGATCTCGGCGATGCCGGCATCATAGGCGGCCTGGTTGTCGGTGGTCCACGGACCTTCCTTCTTCACCAGATCCTGCAGCGACTTCGCCTTTGCCGCGCGCTGCTCGCGGAGAGCCTGAATGCTCATGTACGCTTCTCCATCATGAAAATGGGCCGCGAAAGCGGCCCGGGTGGTCTCCCTCGCGCGGCGCGCTCAGGCAGATTGGGTCAGCAGATCGACGGCGAGCCGCCGCTCGCGTGCTGCAATTTCGTCGGGCGCGCTGGGCGCGGGCTCGGGCTCGGGCTCGGGAGCCGGCTCGGGTGCAGGCTCGGGTGCAGGCGCCGGAATCTTGTTCACTGGCGGATGGTCGAAGGCGGACAGGTTCCAGCCACGCTTGCCGGCGTTCGCCGCCTTGCCGCCCTGTTCGGGTAGCACTTCGTCGATCAGGCCGAGCGCGAGGGCCTCGTCGCCGGTGAACCAGCTTTCCTTGTCCATCAGCGCGATCCAGTCGGTCTCGCCACCCGCCTTGGCGGCGTAGCTGGCGGCGATGCTGGCATCGATCTTGTCGAGCAGATCGGCTTCGGCGCGAAAATCCGCGCTGTTGCCGATCATCAGCGTCCAGGCACGATGGATCATCATGAACGCGCCGGGAGCCGCGACGACATGGTCGCCGCTGATCGCGATGTAGCTGGCGGCGCTCGCGGCCAGGCCGTCGATGTGACAGGTGACCTTGCCATCATATTCGCGGATAGCCTGCGCGATCGCGCGGCCACCGAACACATCGCCACCGGGACTGTCGATCCGCACCGACACATCGCCCTCCATCGCCATCAGCTGGCGGGTGAAGCCTTCGGCGCTCACGCCGCCCCACCATTGGGCGTCGGCTTCCGAGCCGGCGATATAGTCATAGAGGTAGATGGTGTTGCCTTCGGCCTTGATCCCCGCGCCGATCTGGGCATTGCGGGAATAGAGGTTAAGCAGCCGGTTGCGCATTGGCGTTGTCCTCGAAGCTGTTGCCGCCGGGAGTGCGGCCATAGTTGATCAGACGCCGCACTTCGTCGCGCGTCAGGATCGGTTTTTCTCCCGCGCGGCCGAGCGCCGAGCGGAAGGTCTCGAACAGGGTTTTCAGGTCCGCGCGTTCCAGCTCGAACGTGTCGAACTCGGCGAGCCGCGAGGCGGTGCGGAAAAACTTGCGGTTGATCTCATTCTGGAAGGCGTTGAGGTGGCGGCGCAGAACGTAGCGCACGAAGGCCGTGCCCATCTCGGCCACACCAGAGCCCCAGCTGGTCGTCTTCTCATTGTGGCCGATCATGAAAGGCGGCACGTTGTAGATGCGCGCGATCTCCTCGATCTGCAGTTGCCGTGTGACGGCGAGCTCCGCATCCTTGTTCGGCAGCGTGATCGTCTTGATGTCCATGCCGCCGGTGAGAAGCATCGGTCGCGACGCTTGCCCATTCCGGAGCGCGTGACGCTCATCGATCTGTGCCCTGAGCGACTCTAGCTTTTCCTTGTCCATTTTCGCTTCAGGAGCCGAGACCAGCGCATAATCGGGACGAGCCTGGTTGGCGAAGAATTGCCCGGCATAATTCTGGGCAGCCAGTGCGACGCCGCCGACATTCTGCAGGGCGTGGCGCAGTGGCGAGAATGACCGCGTGCCGTTAAAGCCGAGGCCGGGAACATGCAGCATGTCGTCCTGGTCGATGACGCGGATTGTCTGGTCGGCGAGATCCGGCTCGGGATAGACGACATAGGCAAGGCGGCTGCCGTCCTTCCAGGGCACCGGCTCCACCCGACGCGGATGCAGCGGCACCAGCCCCGAGACCCTTGGCCCCTTGCGCAGGATTTCAGCATAGGCATCGCCCTCGAACAGGCGCGACAGCACAAGCCATTCCCAACCGGCAGACGCCACCCAGCGCGGGCAGAACTCTTCGTTCAGCACCCACCACAGGTCATCGCTCTCGCGGATCGTGCGCTCGCCATCGCTCGACCGATTGTAGAGGTTCATCGGCAGCGTCGAGATCGCGCCGGCAATCAGCGACACGCATGACCAGATTGCGCTGATCGTCAGGGCGCTCCGATCAGTGACGACAGGCAGGCCAGCGACAGCGGGCGTGCCGGTAAACCATTCAAAGGCTTCCGTGCCGCGCCGGATCGTCGGCAGCGCTACCTCGGCGGCATTGCTGATCGGCGCGTCGGAATCCGCCTGTGCGGCGTCCGTCCCGATCAGCCAGCGGCCGACCTTTTCGCGAAGGCTCATAGGGTGTGGATCTCCGGTTCCGGTGCGTCGTCCTCGGGGGCCATTGCCACCGCTTTCGCCATCACCGCCGCGACGATGCCGTCGATCTTATCCTTCGACCGCTTCTTCGCAGGCATGTAGTTCAGGTTCTCATCGAACCGGACCATCGTGTTCCGCGCCATGTAGCGCAGCAGGGGATGCCCCCCATGGTCCAGCGTGCCGGCATAGACATGCCGCTCGAATTCCTTGGTCGGCTCACCCAGCGAATGGATGCCCTGGCGAACCTGAAGGAGCAGATCGGTATCGATCCCCTCCTTCTGCATGTCGGTGACCAGCTTGACACCGCCCCACGGGTCATAGCCGATGCGCTGCACGTCGAACGCGCCCATGCCAGCTTCCACCGCGCGCAGGACATAGTCCTGATCGACGATATCACCCGGCGTCACCTCCAACGCGCCGGCCTCGCGCCAGCGGTCGAAGGGCACCTTTGTTTCCTTCACGCGCTGGGCGAGCGAAGCTTCGGGCACCCAGAAACGGCAGAGCAGATGCCAGAGCGGGTCGCCCGCGATCGGCGGGAACAGCCACACCAGGGCGGTGATGTCGCGCACCGAAGACAAGTCCCACGCGCCGAAGCAGCGGCGGCCCGCCATGCGTTCGGCCATCGTCATCCAGCCATTGGAGCCGACCTGGCACTTGTCCCACTTCGACATGTTGAGCCAGAGCGCCTGGTCATCGACCCACTGGTTCAAATGATAGCAGCGGAAATGCGCTTCCTTGACCGGGTTTCCCTTCGCAAGGCGCGCCTCACCGCGCAGGAACTGCAATGTCGGCGACAGCCCGAGCGAGGGGTTGGCCGAACGCCAGACCGCCTCATCTTCCCAATCCGCGTCATCCGGCGCGGCGAAGATGACGACCAGCGTGGATGGATCGTCGATCGTGCCGTCGAGGATCTGCTCGCTTTCTTCCCAGATCTCCACGCCGGTCTGGTTCGTCTTCAGGCCAGCGGTGGACGCGAACAGCGCGATCGGCTGCAGGCGAGCACCTTGGCCCTGCCGCAGATCGTTCTCGATCTTGCGGCTCTTCCACTCGTGCATTTCGTCGCCGAGCGTCACGCTGGGCGACTTGCCGTGCTTACCCTGGTCGCTGCCCGTCAGCACCACGAACGACGACGACAGCGGCTTCAACCACATGTGGCTGCTCTGGACCTGAATGTCCCGCGCCAGCACTTCGCTATGCGCCACCATCGCCTTCATCTTGGCGAACGGGATTTCCGCCTGATCCTCGTCACGGGCGAAGGCATACCCTTGCCCGCCCTGCAGCCCCTCGACCGCCCAGAACATGAGGGCGAGCGCCGCCAGGAACTCCGACTTGCCATTCTTGCGCGGGATCCAGAGCCGCAGGATCTGGAAGATGCGCACATGCTCTTCCACTTCCGCGCCCGTCATCGGATCGATGATCTGGATCGGATGCTTCCACCCGAACAGCAGGCGGACGATGATCTCCTGCCACAGGTTGAGCCGGAACGGGACGCCGGCGAAGCGGTCGTCCGTCAGCCGGAAAATGTGCGGCCATAGCGTGACGACATGGTCAGCCTTGGCATGGTCGAACCATGCCCCGGGCTGCGCCGCCGCCTTGTTCCACGCGCCGATCGCCCACGCATAAGCGGGATCATTCTCCACCGACGCCAACCAGGGCGGCAGCGGATCGCCTACCCGCCACCAGGGCGACAGCGTTACCGCTGCCGTCTGGTCGGCCATATCAGTTCGGCCGCTGTCCCGGGGGCGGTGAGTCCATGCCGCCTAGCATGCCGACGCGAGGGCCGACATCAGCGGCAGGCTCGCGCGCCTCTTCTTCCGGCTCGCCCTTCCGCTGCGCCGGTACTGCTAGTGCGCCGCCGAACAGACCCGGGTTGGTCGCGGCCGCGCCCGCCTGATTCTTGAACAGGTCATATTCGTCATGCGGCGTAAGGCCGAACTGCTTCGACAGCGCCATGACGTTGTCGAAGCATTCCTGCCGACGACGCACGGCGGGATGGTCGCGGATCATGAAACCGCCCGCGACTGTCTTCACCCGCTGGGTCATACCTTCCTGCTTCAGCTGATCGTTCAGCGAAACCCAATCGGCATAATAGACGCAGAACATGGCGAAGATCATGCGGTGCTGCTCGGGCAGGCGATGCGTGCGGGCAAGGCGCGGTGCCATCTCCCGCCAGACCGCGACCGCGCCAGCGTAGAGCGGGCCCTGGTCGATCATAGCAGGCGGCTGCAGCACGTCGCCCGATGTGGACGCCATCAGCAGCTGCGCGACGCGCTCGGCTTCTTCCTCACGCTTGCGCGTTGCGGATTTGCGCCGGTTGGGAAAGCCCTTCGCTTCCTGATCGGGGTCGGGCCTACGTCCACGCGCCATACAAAATCACTCCTCGGCCGACCGTCGCGCGGCCCACCTCCTTCGCCAAATCGCGCCCGAATTCAGCGCCTTAAAAAAATATCTGGCGCAGAATTTCGCGCCGATTTTTCCGTGTCTGGACCGCCGGTCATGGGGCCGGGAACGCTAAACTTTGGGCACCCCCCTCCCTTGGAGGGTCAGGTCAGGGGCTCCCGGCCGAGGCGGCGGGCCAGCGCGTCGATCGCGGCCTTGCCCGCAGCCTCGATCGCCTGCTTCATCCCTGAATGGCATGAGGCGCAGCTGGCGACCCACCACTCGACCCGCCAGAACACACCGTCATAGGTGCGATGCGGGTAGAGGTGGTCAACCAGCGTGGACGGTTCCACCCGATCCTCCAACGAGCAATACTCGCAGAGCGGATGCCCCCGCCGGAACGTCGCTGCCGCCTTCGACCATCGGCTTGTATAGCCGCGTGAGGCCGCCGAGCCGCGCCTGTCGTCCTGCTCCTTCCGAGCCTGCGCCTGCGATCGCGCACCCGCTGGTCGTAACCGCTTCGGCATGGTCGGCATAGCGTCACCCAAAATGAAGCGGGGCCAGTGTCGCCACCAGCCCCGCTTCAGTCATCCAAGGAGAGGAATGCTTGGCTCCCCCCAATCCACACGACTGGACCAAGCATATATCTGAAATAGGGTCATTCACTGCGGAAACGGACACCCTTTATTTAGTCCGGAAAAATTCCGGGGGTTGACACATTCCGCAACCGGAAATGCGTCACTTCGGCGCGAATCAGAGCAAATCGTGCGACGAACCGTTGCGGTTGAGGCGCACCGCAATGCCGGTGATGGCACGCGAATAGCGCTTCCGCAGCGCCTCCGCGCCCGCCATCGCGCCTTCCGATTCGGCAACGTCACGCCAATCGAAGCCGACCTTGCGGTTGCGCATGCGCAGCACCGTGGCGACCAGCGACCGATCGCGCGGCACCACGCCCTCGATCCACGCCCCGTTGCCGGTGAGCAGTCGCTCGACCAGATCGACCTGGGCGGAGCGCAGGCCGGGGCGACCGGGGCGGGTCTCCATCCAGTCACCCTTGCGCACGTCACGAATGACGGCGGGCATGGACGACCGCGAGCAGGAGCGCAGCCATGCGGCCTCACCGTCAGGCATCCGCATCAGATAGCCCCAAGCCTCCACCATGCGCTCCTGCACCGCCTCAAACGTCCAATATTGCGAACCTTCCACTGCCGGAACCGTCATGCTCTCACCCTTCCACTACTCAACTCTATGAAAAGCCTATCTAAATTCTTGTATTTGGAAGCTTTGGAAGGGTTGGAATGATTATTGTATATTTTCATCGCGCATGCGCCCGCGCACACGCGCATATGTGACGGAAACATGCGGCCAAACCTTCCAACCCTTCCAAAGGCGCAGAAATCCGCGCTTTCTCCCTTCCAGTGATGCTTCCGCCACCCTTCCAACCCGGAAGCATTTGAACCTGTCGCGCCGCCGCCGCTCAGAAGTCGGGCACGAAGTCGTCATCGTAAGGGGGAGGCGCGGGCGGCATGTCGGGCGACGCATCGGCCGAGCTCGGCGCTGCATCGGGCAGCATCGGCGCATCCTCGCGTGCCCGGCCATGCTCATCGACGAAGTCGGACGCCTCACGTACCAGGCGAATGCCCAGCCACTGGATGCCGTCGCTGGGCTTCTTGACGAAGCCCTTGTCCAGCATCGCCTTGGTGAAGCCCTTGTTCGACCAGTCGCGCTCGCCGGCGACCTTGCACCATGCCAGGAACACCTCGTGCAGCTTCGACGACTGGATGCGGCCTTTCGGATCCTTCTCGACGCAAAGGTTCAGGAATCGACCCAGCGGATCGCTGGCCTCCCGATATTCGGCCGTAGCGTCCTTCACCGCCTGCGGTTCGACCAGTCCGTTATCAAGCCAGTCGAGCAGCCCGCGCACGATATGGTTGAGCACGCCGGCAGCCTCGGCCCGCAGCTTCGCGGGCAGCTGCTCGTCGCGATCGCCATCGGCGACATGCGCGTTCCACGGCACCAGTTTCATGCGTCGCCAGATGCCTTCGTCCGTGCCGGGAATGTCCGGCTTGTAATTGCCGCCGATCGTCAGCTTGAACAGCGGCATCAGGTCGAAGAAGCCGCGATGGAGCGCACGAACCGCCATCGGCTCGCCACCCGTGGCCGCCTTGATCAGCGCCTCATTGAGCTTCGCGCCCCGCTCTGGCTCCGACGCGCGCAACATGCGCACGCCGCCCAAGCGCGCGAGATCCGGCGATGCCTGTTCGCCGCGCTTCTTGATGCCCTGGTCGAGAAAGGTCTCGATCCCGATCGTGCCGCTATAGTCACCCACGACATGGGCCCAGAGATCGATCGTCGTCGATTTGCCGTTCGCGCCAAGCCCATACCAGAAGTGCAGCTTCTGCTCCGATATGTCGCCGCTGGCGCTATACCCGGCCCATTGGTGGAGATAGCGGCGCATGCCGGCGTCGGGCTGGGCCCATGCCAGGAAGTCGTCATAGATCGGGCTCGCTGCGGCCGCGTCATAGGTGACGGGAGCCAGCTTGGTGTTCAGATCCTCGCGGCGGTGCGGCTCGAGCGTGACGGTCGAACCGTTCTCCTTGTCCCGACGGAAGCGCAGCGTGCCGTTCAGCACGTTGATGGCGAGCGGATCTCGATCGAAGTCCTCGATCGGCGCGGTCACCCACCGCTTGGCGAGGCCGGCGATGCATCCGATCCGACCCGACCCTTCCGAGGCGCGCCCCCATTTGGCGATGAGCTCGGACAGCAGCACCGGGCCGCCCTTCATGTCGGTCACGCGGTTCATCGCACCGACGCGCTCGCCGCTGTCACGATAGAGCCGCCACTGCGCCACCAGCATCAGGGTCGGCTTTTCGTCCTCGGGCAGCGGTTCGTCAGGCTCGACAAAGCCGGTGGCGGAAACGAAATCCGCCTCGCGCTGGATCGACCGCACCGTGTCGAACACGGCGGCTTGCACTTCCGCCGGCAGCGTATCCTTGTCCTGGTCGAGCACCTTCCAGCGGCGGCCGTCCCATCCCAGCCAGCCCTTGGCTGTGGTAAAGCGGAAGCTGCCGCCGTAGCGGGCGTTGAACCGCTCGGCATTGCCGAGATCCGTGCGCTGGAATCCGGCGCAGCGCATGTCGAGCAGCATGGGCGCGATATCGAAGCCCTTGGCGACGCCGGCGGCGAAGCTGCGCTCGATATCATCGGCGGAAACATCCTCGACATCCCCGGCCACTTCGTCGATCGCGTCATCAGCCATGTCCTGGTCGATCAGGCCCGCACCGACGCGGCGACCCATGCCCCAGGCGAACAGCGTGACGCCATCCTTGGTCCGCTCGGCCGAGGCAATCGCGCCGGGCAGCCGTTTCGCCGCCACCGCCTTCAGCCGCTCCCGCACTTCCTCCGTTTGGTCGGAGAATTTCGCCTCCATGGTTCCAACCGGAAGCTTTTGATCCTCAACCACCCACCGGGGGGCCGGGGGGAACTCGGCGTTGAACAGCGTCCGCCAATAGGACTGGTACTGGAGCCGGGTCTCTTCATGGCCGACGCTCGCCGCCAGGTCGGCCAGTTGCTGCCAGATCGCGGCCCTCCCTTCCGGCGTTTCGCGATCGCCGGCAGCCAGCACGGCCGTCCAGACATAGCTGGAAAGCGACAGCGCCCGATCGACCACATCATCGACCGCCTCGCGGCCGCACTCGCGCACCAGGCTGTCAGGATCATAGCCATCCGGAAGGGTGGCGATCTTCAGCGACCGACCCGGGCCGACCATGGGCAGGGCGCGGATGCAGGCGCGCGAAGCCGCCTTGCGGCCCGCCTCATCGCCATCCATCAAAAGCACCGGGCATTCCGTCACGCGCCATGCCCGCTCCAGCTGCTCGGGCGTGATGGCCGTGCCCATCGGCGCGACCGCCTCGCTAATCCCGGCCTGGTCGAGCGCGATCGCATCGAAATAGCCCTCGACCACCAGCAGGCGGCGGGCGACCCGCGCCGCCGGTGCCGCACGATGAAGGTTGAACAGCACCCGGCCCTTGTCGAAATGCTCCGACTGGTCGCTGTTCAGATATTTGGGCTGGGCTTCGCCGAATGCACGCCCGCCGAAGCCGATCGGCCGACCGCGCGCGTCGTGAATCGGAACGATGATGCGGTGCCGGAAGCGATCGCGACGGCCACTGTCGGTTTCGACGACCAGGCCGGCCGCCATCAGTTGGTCGGCCGCGATGCCGATCGCCGAAACGCCGCCGCGCATAGGAGCGAAACCGAGCCCGAACCGCTCGATCGACGCGGGCGTGATGCCGCGCTCGGCCAGCGCTTCCATGGCCATGCCCGTTGGCTCCAGCTGGCGCGCATACCATGCCGCCGCTTCCCCCAGGACTTCGCCGACATGCTCGGCGCGGCGAGCACGCTCGGCCTGCTCAGGCGTGCGCGCCGGCATCTCCATCCCGGCCGCTTCCGCCAGTTGCTTCACCGCGTCGATGAAGTCCATGCCCTCATGATCGGTGAGCCAGCGCAGCGCGTCGCCGTGCGCGCCGCAGCCGAAGCAGTGATAGAACTCCTTGTCGTCATTGACGGTGAAGCTGGGCGTTTTCTCGCTATGAAAGGGGCAGCAGCCCTTATGCTCCTTGCCCTTTTTCTCCAGCTTCACCTTCTGCCCGATCAGGGCGGACAGCGGCGTGCGGGCGCGGAGTTGGTCCAGAAATGAAGTTGGCAGAGACACAGAAACCCACCCCGAAAAATCAGGTCAAACATTCACATCGATGTCGCGGAAGTTGCGGCCGTCAGGACGGCGGCGCGCTACTCGCCGTCATGTTCGATCGTCATGGCCGTCGGATCGTCACGATCGCCGGCGAGATACATCCAGAAATGCCCCTCGACCGCCTCGATGATCGGCGCCGGCGCAAGATGGAAGGCGAGCGCGGCCGCGCCGACCGTCTGCCCCTCCCACCGCTGATCCTGCAGGGCACTCCACACCTGGAGCGCGGTGCCCAGCGTGCCGATCGCGTGCAGTGCGATGCCCATGCAGTCGCGCGCGAGCTCGATCGGCAGGTTGAAGACGCTTGCCACCATCTCGGCCGTGGGCTCGACCGGCTGCGTGAGGGACCAGCGCGCCACGGCCTGGCCGACCAGCCAGCGGCCCGGCATGCCCGATCCGTCGCTGTCGCCACCTTCCGCGTCCTGCTCCGGATTTTCATCGTCCAGTTCGGTGACGTTCCAGCTGTCCGTTTCCCGGCCCCAGCGGGTCACCCACGGCTCCTTAATGACGGTCGCCATCATTCCTCCCCCAACAGGTCCGGAGCGCGAAAGGGCGTCAGGACATCATAAACACAAAGATTCTCGATCGCGGCCGCGTCCCAGACGCACCAGATCACTTCCATCGTCGGGTTGCCCTTGCCGAGGAAATCCGGCCGCCAGTTCAGCGCGTAGATCCGCGCATGCGTCCGCTGCCGCCACAGGCCCGTGCGCACCTCGGCATGCCAGAAGGACGACTTCAGCAGCATCGCGACATAGGTGCAGCCCAGGTCGTTCAGCAGATGCCGGATCATCTCGGCCGCCAGCGCGAAGGGCGGGTTCGTCACGACGACGGGCGATAGCGCCTGTCGGCAGAGCAGAAGATCTTGCGAGCCGACGCCATGCGCGGGATCCGCGACCAGGTCAGTGGCGATAGTGGAGAAGCCAGCGGCCGCGAGCTCACCCGCGATCGCGCCACCGCGCCCGCAGGGCTCCCACACCGGATTGCCCAGCATCCCGCTGTAATCCTCCAGCGCCCCGCGCTCGGCAGCAATGAATGCACGAGTGACCGTCGCCGGCGTCGGATAATAGTCGTTCCCCTGGCGCGCGACCTTTTCGCCGCCGCCCGTCATCATGCGGCCGAGGCCCTTCGGCGCGGGGCCAGCAATGGGCTGCTCAGGGAAAAGACCTTCAGCCATCAACCGGCACCATGCTCGCGAATGGTGGTCACGCCGTCATGGTAATGGATGGAGGTGCGCACTCCCTCAGCGCCGGGCGTCGGCTCGACCGCTAGGCCGAGCACCTTCATCACATCCAGCATCGGCTTGAACCGCGCCACATAGACATCATAGTCGGCGCGGGTCAGGAGGCTCTCACCGCAGTTCGGGCACGGCCTCCCGATCTGATCCTCGCGGATCTCATCGACCGTTTCGCGGTGGTCACACCCATGGGCGTCACATTGTAGGAAAGCGGACATGATCAGACCCTCAGCGGCATAAGGACATAGAGGCGGGCAGCATCGTCGCTGGTCTGCCAGAGCGAGGGCGCGGCGGGATCGGCCAGCTTCACGCGAGCCCGCTCATTCCCGGAATCGGTGCCCTTCAGGTGCCGCAGCACGTCGAGCAGATAGCTGCCGTTGAAGCCGATGCGCAGCGGCTCGCCTTCATATTCGCAGGGCACTTCCTCGCTGGCCGTGCCATTTTCAGGGCTGGTGACCTCCAGCGTGACGGCCTGCGCGGCGAAGTTGAAGGCGATAGCCTTCGTCTTGTCGCTGCTGATCGTCAGCACCCGCTCCACCGCTTCGGCGAGCACGGCAGGCTCAAACCAGCAGTCCAGACGGTTGGCCGCAGGAATGACGCGGGTGTAATCCGGGAATGTCCCATCGATCAGCTTGCCTGTCAGCACCGTCTTGCCGACCTCGAACCGGAACTTCGTCGTGCTAACCGACACTCCGACCGTGCCGCCTTCTTCGTCGAGCAGCTGGGCCAGCGCGCCGATCGCCTTGCGCGGGATGATGATGCCCGGCATCTCCTCCGCACCCTCTGCGACGTTGCAGTGGAAGCGTGCCAGCCGGTGCCCATCGGTCGCGGCCGCGAACTGGCACTCCGAGCCCGAGGGCACATGGACGTAGATGCCGCCTAGATAATAGCGGGTTTCTTCGGTCGAGATGGCGAAGCGAACGCTCTCGATCATCTGCACCAGCTGCGTTCCGTCCTGCTCCCACTCCGCGTCCCAATCTCGGGCGGCAAGCACCGGGAAATCATCGGTCGGCAGCGTGGGCAGCTTGAACCGCGCCCGACCGCACTTGATCGTGATGCCGGTGTTGCCGTCCGCCTCGATCTTGGCCACGCCTTCCGCTGGCAGCTTGCCCGCGATCGACGCCAACGTCGAGGCATCGACGCAGAAGTTCATGGCGGTGTTCGCGCCGGCGTCCTCCAGATCGACCGTCTTTTCGACCATGATTTCCAGGTCGGTGCCCGTCAGGAACATCTGCCCTGGCGTCGATCGCACCAGCACGGTCGCGCAGATCGGCACGGTCGTCCGCTTCTCGACCACCGCATTGACCGCCTTCAGCGCGGCCCGCAGCACTTTCACATTTACGTTGATCATGCGGCCTGCTCCTCGGGCTCCGCGACATTGTCGCCATGGGGATTATCGGCCCATGCTTCGAGCGAGGGCCAAGTCAGGCCGATGCTCTCGGCATGCTGCAGCAGTTCTTCCAGATCGTCATAGAAGGAGCATTCATCTGCTTCAGGCGTATCTTCCTGCTCATCGGCATAGGCCCCGCTTTCCCAGCGGAAGTGCGTGATGCCATCAACCTGGATGACGATCGGTGCGGGGTCCATGCCCAGAACTTCGGCGCGCCGCGCATCGAGCGCCTCTGCAGCTTCCGCTTTCGCCTTTTCCTCGACCTCGCGGCGGGCAACCTTTTCCGCCTCCTGTCGATCGAATTCGATCTCGGCAGCTTCCAGCTGCGCATCGATCTCCGCTGGCGTCACCAACACGTCGACCAGGATGGGATAGCATTCGCCGACGCCTTCACGGTGCTCCTTGCGCCACAGATCGGGACGCTGCGTCCGCCAGAATTGCCGCCCTTCAACCTTGTCTGTCCGCACCTTTACCGCCGCGAGCAGCGCCGCGACCGAACGAACACTTGCGGCGCGCTGGCGTGCAGCGATCTGCTCCGGCGTTTCTTGCGGCCGATCACTACCCGGAGGCGGGAGCAGTTCCGCGTGGCGATCAGCGGGAACATAGAATTGCTCCTCCATCGCCAGCAGGCCCTCATTGTTGACGCTGGCGATACGCACCATGTCGAGACCCAGCTGGGCAGCTTTCTCGCGTAGCTGGGCATAGGTCGGCTCCGATCGATAGCCCTTGTCCACCAGCTTGTAGCCCTTCGGTGCTTTCGGCGGGGCGCTGCGGCGGATGCCGCCCGGTATCAGGACATCGACGGTGCCGGGATAGACATCCTTCGCTTCCGAGAGCAGGCGGATCTGCTGAAACGCTGCCCGATCCTTAGCGATCGAGAGGATGATGCTGGCGTCCGTGATCTTCCGGCCGCCCCAGCGATCGGCCTCGCCGAACAGGTCGTCTTCATAGCCGCCGCCCTTCTTCTCATAATCCTCAGCGCCGACGAAAAGGAACAGCGCGTCCTTGGTTGTCATCTGGGCATTATGGTAAGCGAGCCCGATCGAATGCGGATCATGCGGCTTCCAGTTGCTCTTCGCCTGAGCGTTGAACACCTTCAGCTGCAGCTTATGATCCTGCGACTGCGCATAGGCCATGGCGGCGTCGATCGTCAGCTTGCCCTCACGCATGGCGTCGAGGATCTCGGGCGCGAGGCCACCCAGCCGCAGCCGCTGCTTCACATACCGTTCGGAAAAGCCGAACCGCTTGGCGATATCAGCAGGCGACATCGTGCCCGGGCGCATCAGCTCCACGAACGCGGCGAATTCATCCGCCGGGTTCATGTCTCGCCGCGCCAGATTTTCCGACAGCGACAGTTCGATCGCTTCGGCCTGGTCGCGGATCAGCACCGAAACCTCATAGCGATCGTCGATAGAGCCGCGCTCGCGCAGCAGCTGCAGCGCCTGCAGGCGACGGCCGCCGCCGATGATGTAGATGGCGGCCGCGTCGATATCGGTGTCGCCGGCATAGCCGATCAGCGACTGGAGCAGCCCGTGCGCGGCGATGTCATCGGCCAGGCTCTCCACATCGGCCGCCTTGTCCGTATGGCGCACATTCTCCGGCGCGCGGACAAGACGGCCGAGCGGCACCGGCTGAATGGCCATGGGCGCGACCCGAAGGCCCTCCGGTGCTGTCGTCTCTTCAGGCGCTGCCTGCGCCGTCGCTTTCTTCGGTCTGGCCATGGAACGTCCTTCTCTCTTGGGCTTGCCGTTGCGGCTTATGGATTGTGGGAGCGGGAAGCGGCGGAGGCGGTGCGCTGTGCAGGCGCGCCCGTCTCCGCCATGCCGCCGCCTGTTAGCGGCCTGCTGACGGCGGCAATCTGCTCATGGGTGTCGCGGTCGATCTCGTCGGCCCAATGCTCGGCCGTGTCGAAGTCGAGCCCGAATATCTCGGCAAGATCGGCCAGCATGCAGCGGCCGACCTGGTTGTAACGGGCCTCGAAATGGCGGCGGGTGATGGTCATATCGACGAAGGTCATTGGCGCGCCTCCACCGTCAGCTGCTCGGCGAGGCCGCGAACCGCCAGCGCCGCCGCGATCGCCGCCACCAGCTGCTCCGCTTCCCGCTCGCTGATCTCTGCCATGCCATCCGCCGTCGCCAGCAGGACCTGCTTCGCCGCCGGGCGATAGAGCGCCATGATGCCGTTCGGGAACCGCCAGCGCGCACGCCGGGGCAGCCCCTGCTGCGCCCGATACTGCTCCATCATGCCGCCATCGACGCACGCGCCGCAGAAGTAGGCGGGTTCAAACCCGGGTATGCGCATCGCGTCCCAGCCGTCAGGCAGAGCAGCTTCCGGCACCCCCTGCTGCATTTCCGCGCAGCCCATGCATGAGATCAGATCGCTCATAGCGCCCCCCGCACGGTAGATTTGCCGCTGGCGACGAAGGTGACGACGCGCCGCTCGCGCGTACCGAAGTTCGTGACGGTCAAGATCTTCTGCTCGACCAGCTGGTTGAACAGGTACCGGGCCGCTTCCGCGTTCTTCAGGCCCATCTCCCGCGCGATCTCGGCATTGGTGCGCGCAGGGAGGCCGAGGCGCAGGCAGCGCTCCATGATGGCGAGCACGCGGCCTGCCGGCGTTTCGGGCGCTGCGTGCAGATGGCGAACCTTCTGCCTGGGCTGCCGGTCGGGATAGCGGCGGACGACGAAATACTCCCATTCGCCGTTGACCTTGCGCTGGTGCGTGCGGACCTCGCCTTCCTGCGCCAGTTCACGGGCGCGGATAACGACATCGCGGCGCTGGTCCAGGACCGCGCCGCGTGCATAGACGAAGTCGGCACCTTCAGGCGCGCCGGCCACCCATTCCTCCAGTTCCCGCACGGAAGTGGAGAGGCAGAGCGGCCCGATCGAGAAGCGCAAGTCGCGTGCATTCGTGGCCATCGTCAGCGCCCCCCGTCCAAGGCCAGCATGCGCTGATCGAGCGCAGCCAGCGTTTCCTGCATTGTCTGGATGTCGGCGCGGATGGCGTCCCGCTCACGCGGCGAGACCGCCTCGCCCTGGTCACCCTGGGCGCTGATCGCCGTCCGGATGCTGTCCGACAGGTCGCCGAGCTCGCCCGCCAGTTCGACCACCGACAGCGTCAACCCATTGGCGTCGTCCTGCGGCTCGGGCATTGGCACGAACACGCCGCCCAGCTGGCGGCAGTAGGCGCGCAGGATGAAGGGCTGCCCCTCCACGCGCGTTCCCAGAAGATCGATGGTGATGGCGTCCCGGATCGTGATGCTGTCGGGCTCATTGACCGAACTGCACCGCGACAACTGGCTCTTTTTGATGGAGGTTTCATCGGCGCAGCGTTCCAGCCCGCCAGCCGCTTCGATGGCGCGTTTGGTCGCCAGCGCAAGCGCCTTCTCCCCCGTAGCAATATCCCCCCGTGGCATCTGTTAGTGGGCCTCCTCAATTTGGGGGGAAACCTTGCCCAAATTTCCCGGTGACGATGCCTGTTCCGTATCCGTATCAACCGGGGGATTGGCAGCCATGAACGTCCGCACCTTGTCTTCAGTGTCGCGGAACGTGCGGCGACCATTGCGAAGTTGGCGGACAAAATGACGGTCGTTCAGAGCACCATCACCAAAGGCGGTAGGAGCCATCCCGGTTTGAGCCAAATAGGCCTCAACGGCTTGGAGCAAGTCATTCATAAAGCGGGCTATAAGTGTGATAGATCACACCGTCAAGGTGTGATGCTTCACTTCTACCCTCGACACGATACTTTGTGTGATACGTCACACATGCAGCACCTATCCGAGCTCGATCGTGTCCGCGAAGCACTGCGTGATTTGATGGAGCGCCGTCAGATCAAGTCGAAGCCCTTGGCCAAGAAAGCTGGCTTGGGAGAGACGTCAGTCCGCGACTTTCTTGATCGAGAAGGGTCCGACGTGAAGCTGGGCACTCTGCGCCGCTTGGCGGATGCGCTGGATGCTCCGCTGGAAGATTTGCTGGGCTTTGAACAGGTGCCTATCACCGGCCGAGTAGGAGCCGGAGGATCTATCATTTTCGACGAGACCACCGGCATCGAGACGGCACCCCGGCCACCGGGAGCCGTGGGCCCGCTCGAAGCGCTGGAGGTGGTAGGAGATTCGATGCTGCCCCGGTATTCTTCCGGGGACATCGTCTATATCAGCCGCCAGCACGACGGCGTGCTCGAACCCTACATCGGGGAATATTGCGCCGTTCGCCTGGCGACGGGAGAGACTTACATAAAGCTGCTTGCGCGCGGAAGCCGGCCGGGGTTTTATACCCTGCGTTCGCTCAACGCCGCTGACATTGAAGACGTTGAGGTATCCTGGGCGACACCCATCATCTTCGTTATGCCGCGCGCTGGGCGGTCGCTTCTCCAGAAGTGACCCAATAGCGGAAGCCGCCCTTCGGCGCTTCTGGCGCTTGGCGATCCGGGAAGTATGACGCGACGATGACCTCGTCGTCACAGATCGCCACGCTTATCGTCACGCCCAGCATGCAGGATCGAGCCATGCCGATACTCGATATCACCCCCGAAACTCCGCGCCCCCGTTCGTGGATCAGCGCTCTCAACCAGCTGGAGCGCGGGATGTAACCGAGGGTGCTTCCAACAGAGTTTTCGACCCTCAGCGCCATCTCGTCATGTGGATTGTCGGGTTCATGAACGAACCGCACAGCCTGACCGGCATAGCTTTCGCTAAGCGCCTGCTGATAGTTCGAGACCCCCACCACACGCACGAAATAGACATCATCCACGACTCACCGTCTCCTCTGCAGCACCGGACCAGATTCCTCAACAACGGGAACATTTCAAGAACCTTGTGATAAATCACACCATATCTTCTTGACGAAGTGTGATCCATCACACTATTTACGCCTCCACCAACAACGGAGGCTCATCATGCTCCAGTGCGAAAACCAGTTCCCTTTCCCCGGCAGCGTTGCGCTCTTTCTTGGCCTGCGCTGGCGCGTTCTTAGCCATGCCGCAGACGGCACGGCCCACATCGCCCGTGAGGGCGTGGCAGCAAGCCTGAGCCGCCGCGCTGACATCAACGAACTGGTCGATCCCAAGATCGCCGACGAAAACGCCATGATCGCGCTCACCGACGCCAGCGAGGCAGGTAAGCGCATCGGCCTCTTCATCGCCCGTCACCTTCGCAACGCGAATGAGGTTGGCCTGCTCCACCTGTCCCGCGACCTGTCGGCCGCAGCGCACGAGGGCCGCATCCCCGCACCGCGCGACAACGTCCAGATTTCGCAGCTGCTCCGCCGCCTGGGCTGGCGCAAGGCCGGTCACACCGGCGAGGGCTATGATCGCACGCCGCTCTACGTGCGCGGAGCCGTGCAGTGAGCGCCGGTGCGGCTGTATTGCTCGCCAGCGTTGGCTGGTTCGCTCTGGCCCTCATCTGCGGGATGCTCGCCGAGTATCGCAGCAAGATCATTGCGGCCTTGCTCTTCGAACCGTTGCCATCAGAGCAGCGCTTTCACGCCGGTGAGCCTGTCAGCACCATAGACGAGCGGCGGCGATCATGAGCGCCTATCTTGGCCGAGACCCCCTACCCCCCGCCGCCTTGGTCACTGCCGCGACGGCAGAGCGCGAACGTCGCCGCGCGGCAACGCAGGCAGCCGTCCAGGCTGGCCAGATCAGCGCCGAGAAGGCGCAGCGGGACGATGTGATCTGGTCCAACATCGTCCACTTCATGCGCGTGCTTGGCGGCGATCGGCGCGAACCTCTTCGCTGGCATCCAGACGACCAGGCGCTCATGGCTCGAAGCGTTCGCTCAACCATGGACCGGATGATCATCGCCCATGATGATGGCAGGGCGGGCATGACGCGCGACCGCATCGAGACGATGCGCCACGTCTGGTACGCGCTCGAATTCACGCTCCTCTATTGCAAGGTGCATCCAATCCCGATCGAGCGGCGGAGGGCGGCAGCATGA